ACGTATTAGGAACATCTGATTACACAATTGAGTTTTGGGTATATGCCAATTCGTGGTCAACAACTCCTGTAATTTTAGAATACGGACGTTTGACAGGATCGGTGGCTGGTTTGGAGTTTTTTATATCTAACACTAGTGGAAAATTAGACATATATGGTGGCAACCCATTAGCCACTCTCTTAACTTCATACACAAATTTATCAACTGGCGTATGGACTCATGTTGCTTTATCTAGGGCAAGTAACACGACACGCTTGTTTATAAACGGATCGCAAACAAACGTAACACCTACATCAGTAACCGATTCTACAAATTACAATTTGGCAAATATTACGATAGGTTCTTTTCCAGCAGGTGCGGGAAACTATTTAAACGGCTATCTACAAGACCTCCGAATCACCAAATACGCCCGCTACACAGCCAACTTTACGCCCCCAACAGCAGCGTTTCCCACGTTATAAAGGATAGATATGTACTGGACTAAAAACGGGTCTATCCCATCACAAGAGACAGACGGCACAGAGGGCTGGCAACAGGCTCCATCACCTCCTACAGAGATTCCTGAAGGCAAGGAACTTGTATGGTTAAATTGGGAATGGATCGTAAGAAACCCTAAGCCAGCAGACAGAGCAGGTTACCAATGGAACTGGCAGCACGATACACGAAGCTGGGTAGAAGGATCGTGGGGGACTGTTGAGGTTGTAGAGCCTCTTACAGTCATCGACGTAACCTTCTTTAGCTCTTCACAGGTAGCCAACCTAACAACATCACAACTTGTATTGCCACAGTAAGCCCCGTAATATATGATGTTTTAACTGTATCGGCCCAGTAGACCGAGACTCTAACGAGTGAATCATGAGCGACGAAAGTCAAAACTTAGCGGAAGTTGAATCCGCGCCAGCAACCGAGGTGACGGCCACCACGGAAATTGCACAAAATGCGCCGGAGGTCGCTGAACAAGCGCCAGAGCAGACTGAGGAAAAGCGATTTACCCAGGCTGAACTTGACGCGATGATCAGCAAACGACTTGCAAGAGAGCAACGCAAGTGGGAACGGGAACAAAAGCTGAGGGCTTCAACGCCTGAAATGCTGTCTAGTGAATTACCAGCGCAAGATAGTTTTGCTTCGACTGAGGAATACGCGGAAGCGTTAGCCGAACGAAAAGCTGCTGAACTACTTGCTCGACGGGATGCAGAAAGACAGCGAGCCGAAATTCTTGAGGTCTATCACGAGCGCGAAGAAGAAGCACGAACTAAGTACGAAGATTTTGAGCAAGTTGCGTACAACCCTCGTCTTCCAATTACGTCAGTGATGGCTGAAACGATTCAAGCGTCTGATGTTGGCCCCGAGGTGGCTTACTACCTTGGTTCTAATCCGAAAGAAGCCGATCGTATTGCCAAGTTGTCGCCTTTTTTGCAGGCCAAAGAAATTGGGAAGATTGAAGCGAAGTTGAGCGAAAATCCTCCTGTTAAGAAATCAACGAGCGCTCCCGCGCCGATTCAGCCTGTCACTCCTCGGGGTGGCAACGCAAGAGTTTTAGACACGACTGACCCGCGTTCGATTAAGGAAATGTCAACGTCAGAGTGGATTGAAGCCGAGCGTCAAAGGCAGATTAAGAAATGGGAAGCTCAAAACCGTATCCGCTAACTTTTTGATAAGGAATTGTCATGGCAAATAGTCTACTTACCATCGACATGATTACTCGCAAGGCGCTTGAAATCCTTGAGAATAATCTTGTCTTAACCCGCAACGTTAACCGTCAGTACGACGATAGCTTTGCTGTTGAAGGCGCCAAAATTGGTTCGACCTTGCGTATCCGCCTACCGGACCGCGCACTTGTAACGGATGGTGCTGCACTGCAAGTCCAAAGCGACAACGAGCAGTACACCACCTTAACGGTTGCTTCGCAAAAGCACATCGGCGTTAACTTCACGTCTGCTGAATTGACGTTGCAGTTGGACGACTTCGCAGAGCGCGTGCTCAAGCCTCGTATTAGCCAGCTTGCCGCTAGCATCGATGCAGACGTTGCTAATTCTTACCAGTACATCGGTAACACGGTTGGTACGCCTGGCACGACACCTGGCACGTCGTTGGTTCTGTTGCAAGCTCAACAGAAACTGAACGAGAACGCTGCTGTTATGTCGCCCCGTTACGCCACAGTCAATCCTGCTGCTAACGCTGGTTTGGTTGAAGGCATGAAAGGTCTTTTCAACCCCACCGACACGATCAGCCGTCAGTTCAAGAACGGCATGATGGGCGTCGGCGTGCTTGGGTTTGATGAGATCAATATGTCTCAGTCGATTAAGCAGTTTACGACCGGCTCGCGTACGGCTACCGGCGGCACGACTTCTGCGGCTGTTACCAGCGAAGGCGCAACCACCATCGCCATCACTGGCGCAGGCGCTAACGCAACGGTTAAGGCTGGCGACGTGTTCACCGTGGCTGACTGCTACGCTGTTAACCCACAGACCCGTGAATCAACTGGTTCGCTGTTCCAGTTCGTTGTAACGGTTGATGTGACGCTTAACGGTTCTGGCGCAGGTAATTTGACGGTTGCTCCGATGTACTCGGCCAGCAACGCGCTTGCAACCGTGGCTAGCCTTCCAGCCACCAGCAAAGCTGTCGTGTTTGTCGGCGCTGCTTCGTCGCAGTACCCACAAAACCTCGTCTACCACAAAGACGCCATCACGTTCGCTACTGCCGATTTGATGATGCCGCAAGGCGTTGACATGGCATCGCGTCAGGTTCATAACGGCATCTCGATGCGTATTGTTCGTCAGTACGACATCAACAATGACCGTATGCCCTGCCGTATTGACGTGCTGTACGGCTACAGCGTGATTCGTCCGCAAATGGCTGTTCGTCTCTGGGGTTAATTAATCTAGGGGGCTTCGGCCCCCTTACCGAATTATTTTTTGAAAGGATTTATCATGGCAATTCCTAACGGTGCTGGTGGCTATCAGTACAACGACGGTAATACCGGCGAGGCTTTGTTGTTTGTTCAAGGTGCTCCTACCGCGCTTACTGGCGCAGCTACAATCACAGCGGCTCAACTAGCAAACGGTCTGTTTACGTTTGACGGCACCGCTGGCGCAATGACGCTGCCTACGGTTGCGTTGCTTGAGGCTGAAGTTTCTTCCGCAGCTAAGATCAATGCAGCGTTTACGTTTGCGGTGGTTAACATCGACAGTACAGATGCGGTGACCGTAACGGCAGGCACGGGTTGGACGCTTGTTGGCACGGCTGCGGTATCGGCAGGTACATCGTCGCAATGGCTGGCTCGCAAGACCGGCGACGGCACTTGGACGGCTTATCGGATTGCGTAATCGATAGGGGGTTCGCCCCCTATTTTTAAAAGGATTAGCTATGTCAAACACTAAGCCAATCGGCGTTGCTTTCACTGACCAAGACATCATCGGCGCGCAGTACATATTGTCTGATGAACAGTTTGGTTACACAGCAAACGCTCAAGGTACGGTAACTCAGGCTACTAGCAAATCGACCGCTGTAACGCTTAACAAAGCCGCCGGTCAGATCACGATGAATAACGCAGCTTTGGCGAGCGTAACCAACGTAACTTTTACGTTAAACAACTCGCTTATTTCTACTAACGACATCTTGATTCTGAACGTAAGCGGTGGTGCTACGGCTGGCGCGTATAACTGCTGGGTTTCCGGTATAAGCGCAGGTTCTGCGTCAATTACCGTGCGTAACATCTCAGGCGGCTCGCTGTCTGAAGCAGTTGTTATTAATTTTGCTGTAATTCATTGCGTGTAAAGGCGCGGGGGCTAACTACCCCCATTTAAAATTATGGCCGTCATCTATCTTCGCCACCCTACGCATGGTGCTAAAGTTGCTATATCTGACATGGAAGCTGAACATGACAGACAAAATGGCTGGGAAGCGTATGATCCTAATGCCGTAACGGATGAGCATGAGACTGTTAACGAACTTCAACCACGTCGTCGCAGTCGCAGACCTCAGGAGATTGAGTCATGACAACTGCCGCTGAATTGATTGAAGGGTCGCTTAGACTTCTTGGCGTGTTGGCCGAAGGTGAACAGCCCTCGGTTGCTGTGATGCAAGATTCCATCATGGCGATGAATCAAATGATTCAGTCATGGGATACCGAGCGCCTGTCGGTGTTTAGCACGCAAGATCAGGTGTTTACATGGCCTGCTTACACCATGTCCCGCACGCTTGGGCCTACTGGTGATTTTGTTGGCAATCGTCCTATCGAAGTTGACGACGCAACTTATTTTAAAGACCCTTCATCAGGGTTGTCGTTTGGCGTCAAACTTATCAATCAGCAGCAGTACGACGGCATCGCGTTTAAAACGGTTACGTCCACCTATCCGCAGGTTTTATGGGTCAACAATACCTTTCCTGATATTGAGATGACCATTTACCCTGTACCTATTAAAGCCTTAGAGTGGCACATTATTTCGGTAGAAACGCTCAATGAAGTGTCAAGCGTCGCTACAGACATGTACTTTCCACCAGGCTATTTACGCGCGTTTCGCTACAACCTAGCGTGCGAGTTAGCGCCTGAGTTTGGTGTAGAACCTTCGCCGCAGGTACAGCGTATTGCCATGTCAAGTAAGCGCAACATTAAACGCGTTAACTTTCC